TCCATGCGGCAAGGGATGCAGCGGTAGGTAGGCATCCCGTGCCTATCAATGCGGCAAGGGATGCAGCGGTATGCGGCAAGAGATGCAGCGGGATTCTAACTAGCCAAGGAACTAGCCAACCTAACCAAGCGCCGGCTACCGCCGGCAAGGGGGGGGAGGCTTCGCCATGGGATGGAATCGACCAGGAGGACCAGCGCAAGATCAGGCGTTGGGTGCCGCGTGATACCGACACGCTCTGCGAGGCCCAGCGGCGCGTCACGCTCCGCAAGCTCGCCGACCTCGGCATCCGCGTCACCGACCACGCGAGGTGGTGGCGTCGCCTGGGCGAGCGGTGGGGGCAGATCGGCGTCCCGCCGTACGACCAGCTCGCGCTCGAGCTGCAGTCCATCGGCACGGACGTCCGCGACCGCGTGTCCGTCCTCGCGTTCCGCCTCGGTCTCGGGAGGGTCGCCGCATGATCAGCGTCGAGCGAATCCTCAACCGGCTGGACAAGCGAGCCATGCACCAGGAGGCCGCGGCCGACCGTCAGTCACCGCGTTACGGTGAATACGCGGAGCGGTGCAGGGTGGAAGCCGAGTTCTACCGGGACGTTATGGACTGCATTGATCAACTACAGGCCGAGGCGATCTCGGCAAGGATGGGAAAGCGATGACCGAGATACCTCCCACGATTCGGCCCGCCTGGGAGCGGGCCATCAAGCGCGCCCAACGGTCGATCTCGATCGGCTCTATTCCCGTCGACGTCGTTGAGGAGCTGATCGCCATGGTCGTCACCCAGCACGAAGAGGCACGGGAGCAAGAGAGGACTTGGCGCGAGCGCGAGCGGTTCCTCGAGCGCGAGATCGTCATGTGCGGCGGAGGCTTTGACAAGCGCGGCCTCGAGCGCGAACGCGCGGGAGTCATTGTCAAGCACGGCATCCACGAAGTGATTGAGGACGCACCATGAACACTTGTTTTGGCGAACCGGGGCCTGGGGGGCGTTCCTCCGGGCCTCGGCCTGTTAACAGCCGAGCCAAAGGCAAGGCCGGCGAGCTGGAGGCGTGTCGGGCCATGGAGGGGTACACGAACCTTCAATGGGAACGCACGGCCCAGCGGTGGGGCAACGCGACGCCGGATATCTGGGCGCCCCTGAAGCCGACCCTCGGCGTCCATGTCGAGGTTAAGCGGTACAAGGAGTACCTCGCGACCCCGACCCGCCTCGCGGCGGAACACGACCTCGTCCAGACGAGCGACGACCTGTTCTACTGCCGGCTCCACAACCTCCGCCGCGTCCTCATCGGCGGGCATCCGCCTCACTTCCACGCAACGGTCCACAACCTGGTCTCCGGCTTCATGCGCCAGGCGGAGCGAGACATGGTGGGGACGGCCATCCCGCTCGTCCTCATGCGCCAGGACCGCGCCGAGTGGCTGGCCATGTGGAGGTATCACGACGACGACCTCATGCGTAACCGCCTCGAGCCGTACCTCAAGGTGATCGATGCGGAGTGAGCCAACCAACAAGTGGGCGCAGAAGCCACCAGAACGGGCCAGGAGCGGTCACACGGGCAAGGGGAAGGGCAGGCCGTGGCAGCGCCTGTCTCGCGCCCTGCGGGCGAATAGGCCGCTCTGCGAGGTCTGCATGGTGAAGCCGTCCACCGAGGTCCATCACAAGATCAAATGGGGCGACAGTGTCGAGGGTAGGCTCGACCCTCGGAACCTCGTCGCCTGTTGTCGTTCATGCCATGAGATTCTGGAACGAGGCTCGCATGGCGGGTAAGCCAGGCGGACGCTCTGGTGGTCGCAAGGGCGCACCCCCCGGCATGACCCCCCCCACCTCGCCAGAGGTGGAGTACCGCCGCTCTAAACCGTCGCGTGGACAGGCCCAGAAGCGGCGAAAGTCGCGCGCCAAGTCCTCGGCGCTGGCCGTAGCCGACAGCTACGCGGCCGAGGCGGTGGCCGGCAACGTGTCGCAGCGCGTCAAGGCCATGGCGTCGCGCTACCTCGACGAGCGCCGGCACGGGTCGGGCGTGGTCTGGGACGGCGAGCGCCTGGACGAGCTGGTGGAGTGGGGTCGGGCGAACCTCTCCGGGATCTTCGGCCCCATGGAATGGGACCCGTGGGCCGTGTGGGCCATGGCTATGTTCGTCGCCCGGCGTGGGGAGGACGGCCTCCCGCTCACTCGCGACCTCGTTCTGCAAGTCCCGCGAGGGTGCGGCAAGACGCAGATCGCCGCCGCGCTCGCCGGCTGGAGTCTCGAGCGGGCGTGTCTCGAGGACAAGAAGGGCGTCGAGATCGTCATCCTCGCAACCCTCCGCGACAAAGCCGTCGACGTCATCCGCCGCCTCGAGGGGATTCCCAATTGCAAGTCCAAAGCGTGGAAGGTCATGGGCATCAACGGCGCCCGGCCCGCAACCCTCGAGGCGTCGGCCGGCGCGATCAAAGCGGCCTCGTCCACGCCGCAGAATGCGGACGGGATTAGCCCGTCGCTCGTCATCCTGGACGAAGCGAGCCGCATGGACGAGACGTTTAACCGCGCCCGCTCCAGCACCATGAAGGTCCCCTGGAGCCAGACGCTCGTCATCACGACGCCGGACGTCGACCAGTACCACACGCCATACGGGGCGATGCTTCGGACGATCGAGGAGGCGCTCGACAACGGCAAGCCGCTCCCGCTTGGGACGCTGGCGGTCATGCACCAGGCGGACGCCGAGGACGACCCGTCGAACCCGCTCACCTGGGCGAAGGCGAACCCGGCGCTTGGCATCCGAATCCAGCCGGCCGAGTACGAGCGGCGCCTCTGCGAGCTGAACGACCCGAAGCAGCGCGAGGAGTTCTACACGCAATGCCTGTCGACCTTTACCAACGACCTGTCCGCCGCCATTCCGATCCAGTATTTCGACGAGTGCGTCGACGACTGGGACCTCGAATCGGTGCGCGGCTTGCCGGCAATGATCGGCATTGACTTCTCGATCGGCGGCTACAGCGGCGCCCAATGCGACCTTACGAGCCTCAATCTCGCCGTGTGGGACGGCGTGAAATTGCGGTCGAGAAACTGGCATTGGTGGGCCGGGAGGAGCATGGCCGAGGACGAGACTCGGACCCGGATGCCGCTCCGCAAGTGGGAGGCGGAGGGCTTCGTCCGCAAGTCCGGCGAGGTCATCAACCTCGACGACGTGCGCGACGTGGTCGCCATGGTCGCCCGGACGGTCGACCTCAAATTCATCGTCTGCGACCCCGCCGCCGGCCAGGCGGGACGGGTCCAGCGGTGGGAGTCGGAGTACGGGTGGCCCGTGTCTAGGGCGCCCCGGAGCGCGGTCTACATGGGGTCCGCGTGGGCCATCTGGCAGGAGTTCGTCCGCGGCCGGCGCATCGCGTTCCACACGGACCCGGTCCTGCGTGGAGCGATTGAATCGAGCAAGACCGAGACCGGGCCGACCGGACTCGTCACCGTTCGCAAGAGTACGGAACGCTCCAACAACGACCCGCTCATCGCGTGCATCGTCGCCATCAAGGCGATGAACGACCGCGAGATGCTCTCGCAATCCATGTACGGCGCGGACGCTAGCCGCATCGCGTTCTAGCAATCTCCGCGGGACTCCCGCGGAAGGGGCTAGACAACGCTGCCGCAATACTCGCAAATGCGGGCCATGTCGATTTGGTCCCGCCTCTTCAAGCGATCAATGCCCGCGATTACGTGGGAATCGCCTGTCAATTGGTACGCCGGCTCGATCGACTCGATCCCCGCCGTCCAGCGGTGCATCCACACGATCGCGTCCGACATTGCGCGATGCCCGGTCACGGTCACCGACGGCGACGGGAATCACGTCGAGGGCGCCTCGGCGGTGGACCTCCTCTCCGGCCAGGCGTGGGGCGACGTCCTCACCGGCACGGACCTCCGGCGGTGGATGGTCGCCGAGACCCTCACGACGGGCAATGCGTTCGCCGTGGTGGTCGTTGACACGTCCGGCGCCCCGATCGCGCTCCGGCCGATTGCGACCGCCGACGTCTCGATGCAGCAGCAGACGGACGGGACGATCGAGTGGAGCTACCAGGGCCAGCCGTTCGATTACGGCTTCGTCCTGCATTTCAAGGCGCTCCCGACGCCTGGCAACCCCTACTGGGGTACCTCGCCGCTCGCCGCCGCCTCGACCACGCTCGAGGGCCTCGCCGCTCTCGAGGCCGCGTTCAAGGTGATCTCGCAGGGTGGCGGTCTGGGGAAGCTCGCGTTTAGCCATCCCGGCGCCCTCCAGCCGGCCGTCCGCGACGCGATGCGTACCGCGTTCATGGCGCAGCACGGCTCCGCCGCGACGGTCGGTACGCCGATCTTCGTCGGCGAGGGCATGAAGGTCGAGCAGCTGGCGCAGACGATGGTCTCCGACCTCGCCGCCGCCCGCGCCGCCGGCGCGAAGGAAGTCGCGTCGATCTTCGGCATCCCGTCCGCCATGCTCGACGCGAGCGACGCTCGCACCCAGCCGGAGATCGCGCAGATGTATTGCAACGCGCTCCTCGGGTGGAGCGCGAGCTGGATGGCCGAGATCACCTCGAAGCTTGCCGCGCCTGGCACCAAGGTCGCGCTCGACTTCTCCCCGATCACCCAGGGCGATTTCCGCACCGCCGGCCGCGCCTACGCGCAGCTCCTCCAGGTGGGCGCCCTCGCACCGAACGACGTCCGCGCCCGGCTCGGCTTCGCGCCGTGGCCCGGCCTCGACGAGCCGAAGCCCGTGATCTCGGGCGTGACCGACCCCAACGCCGCCGCGGACGCCGCGGGGCAGGAGGTGGACCCCAATGCGTGAGATTCGAGCGCAGCTCACCGAGAGCGGCGACGGCATGATCCGCGGCTATGCGGCCGTGTTCAACAGCTGGAGCAAGCCGATTTCCGAGCGCGGCCGCGTGTTCCGCGAGCAGATCAAGCCCGGCGCCCTGAAGCCCGAGGGGAACGTTTCCCTCTGGTGGATGCACGACCAGACCGACCCGCTGGCAAACACCAAGAGCGGCACCTTGACCGTTACCGAGGACGAGCGCGGTCTCGCGTTTGTCGCCGACATCGGGAACACCCAGCGCGCCAACGAGATCCGCGATCTCGTCCGCCGCGGCGTGGTCTCCGAAATGTCGATCGGTTTCGTCGTGAACCAAGACACCTGGGACGGGACGACCTCCCGCACCATCACCTCTGCACGTCTGCACGAGGTTTCCCTTGTTGAGAACGCGGCTTACATCGGGACGCTCGCCGCCGTCCGAAAGGAAACGACCATGTCATTCAAGGAAGATCGCGCTCGCATTGTTGAGCTGAACAACGAATACACGACCGCAACCGACGAGCGCCAGCTCGCCATCATCGAGGAAGTCCGCGAGGCCGAGGAGCGCATCGCCTCCGAGAAGGCCGTGTTCGACGCCCGCATCAAGGCGCCGGCCATCATCACCAGCTCGAACCGCGTCGCCTCCCCGGCGAAGGACGAGACCCGCGAGTGGTTCCGCGGCGGCTTCCGCAGCAACCGCGCCACGAGCCTCGGCATGACCACCGCCGGCAGCGCCAACACCGCGCTCGGCACCAATGCCACCATGCCCGTCCTCTCCAACGAGTTCGTGAAGGCGCTCGACCAGGAGTCGGTCATGCGTACCCTCGCGACCGTCGAGACCCGTGGCGTCGATACCGACGTCGCCTACATCTCGACCCGCCTCACCGCGACCCTCATCGCCG